CGGGTAACCGATACAGTAGCGTAAAAACCGTCGACAACAAGATCAAAATTCCTCGCACGCACCTCAATGGCGCGTCCGATTGAAAAATCTTATGTCGTGTTATTTAAAACAACGTCTTACGCTCCGTAGAGTTCGTAACTTAATCCTTTATAGCATTAAGTGGTACCGCCGACCGATACCTTTTTAAAGTTGGGCAGTTCAAAAGAACTAGATTGGTATTTGCGCCACGTTGCAAATTTTTATGTAACCATGTTTAACGGCAATGCCGCCCATTTGGTGGTCAATCTTTCACTGTTTAAGTTGACTCTTCTGGCTGACCTGCAGCGACACACCATAAGGTGTGTCACTTAAACCGCTGATGGGACTGTCGTGTATTTATACGTCACAGGGATATTTAAGAAAAATATCAAGTTGTAATCAACACCTGCTGACACATAAAATGTTGTAAACCCTGAAGATGTTCTATCTCCTGTAGGATTAGCTGTAACATTAAATGGGTCAATGACACACGTAGATCTGACAGCATCAAAATCTGAACCATCTGCAGATATACCACTATTTCGCGCGTTAGCACTAGTAGTTTGGAATTTAACATTCCCATAAAAGGGAGCAATACAATGAACAGTATTTTGTATTCCACCACTATTGCTCGCCGCACCCTCCATAGTGCGTGCACCCTGAGCAATGTAACCTCGTGCCACAGAGCTTCGTGTAAAAGGCTCCTGATAATACTGGTAGTATGTTAGGGCATTTAGAACAGAGTGCTCTCTGTTAAATGAGAGAGTAGTCCGTACAGACGCCTGCTGCTGTGCATGAGCTATCCAATTAATAGAACCTCGCTGTCCAATAAAACATGGTTCAAACCATGTCATGGCAGTCCAATTCACAAAATTATATGGAGCTGGAGCCAAACTAACCAAACCTATAGCTAGTTCAGTGCCATCTAAGTCATACCCAGGAAACCGAGCTCTTCTACTCATGACATGGTAATACGTTCCTACACCGTAGGCATTATCAACGGTGCTTGAGTCCGACATGCAACAGAGCAAAGAGCCACGATGCATCATGGGTCGAACCGAAACCACAGATTCTCCCATATAAACTAAATTTATATTAGGGTCAGTTGTGGAGGTATGATTTCCTATCAAAATAGTATCATCCGGAGCTGATGTGTAAGACACATCACCCTGAACAGAATAGTAGGAATAATCAAGACTTATGCCGATAGGATCAGCAACTTCAAAATTATCACCAGCAGAAACATATACCAACAATTGAACAGATGAAGGCGTAACAGGGGAAGTCAACACTGTCAATGGGGATATTGTTAAACACCCATTAGTAGAACCTTCATTTGTTGTGGGTGTTAAAGTACCAGCAGCATTGTTGTAAGTACCTGAAACTCCACTACTCACCTTTAAGTAGGCCAAATCTTGAACATATGGTATGTTGAACGTACAATCAGTCTGATCTGCTATATCCATGACATGAGTATAACATTTTGCCATAGAATCTGCTGCCAAATTGGTATCTATATCTCCAATTGGATCAAATGAAATACGCAAACGACCTTTATGATAAGCTGTACAAATCACCTTGATACGTATTTTAATATCACCTCTCCAATACTGAAATAAAGCAGCTAAATGGGCCATTGGCGTCCTATACATTATCCTCTGCCCAGGTACGTTAATTAAACGGGCTAGATCAGGAGTCACTCGCATTGCAAATAGTGGAACAGTACGCACAGACGTAGTGGACCACGTCACAGAACGTAAAAATGATTCACGCTGGGCAAAATTCTTTACCAAAAGTTCATCACCTAAGTCAGCTCCGCAAATTTTAGGATCTATTGAAAGTTCATTCTTTGCATCCAAAGTGAGCTTCTCATAAGGCACCCCAATATCAGTTGTGGCCAAAGCAGGAAAAGATGTACTTTTAAAAGCATGAACATCATCCAAGACAGGGGGATTGGTAAAACCCAGTACATGTGCTATACTCCCAATAGTTCCACTAACAGCCGAAGTGGCTGTCATAAATGGTCCTATTATTGGAAGATCAGCAAGTGAACCCGCTGCTTTGGAGATTGCTGATGCTGGTTTTGAAATAACACCATCACCATCATATTCATCTTTAACTCTTTTAGACTGCAATGAGTCTTTAACAGTTGGCCCTGAAAGTCGAACATCTTCTCCCCATGCAAAAACTACAACCTCGACATCTGTACCAGCTACACCATTTGCATTTAGCAACGCTGTATATGATTTAAATGTCAATGTACCCATATCCTGCAAATTTGCTCGAGAGGTTATATTCAACCACTCCCTATGATAAACAAAAGGTAGCGTCAATTCACCCCCCTGGCAATTTTGTGGGTAGATATCAATATGAGGTCGTTGGGAATAGAGAACCATTTCCTCCTCACCGGTAGTAGCGGCAATGGGTGCTGGATTGAATAAACTTAAAGGTTGATAAGCTGCCAATAATGCACCATAATAAAATGGTGAGGCATTGACAACTATTTTGATCTTCAAATTGCACTGCAACAAATAGTAGTTATCCAACTTCTTTTGTATAGCAGGTTGATCAAAATACAACTCCCATGGCAAACATGTTGTGTCTACAGCCGATCCCTCCACCCAAGTAAAACGAAAGATTTCACTAGGGCGGGATAAATAATCGCCTAATTCAGCATTAACGGCTCCAGCAGACATGACATAATTTATCGATGCGGGTATGGCAGTGTCATCACCACCAACTTCATCATTAAATCCTACCACCTGCTGCACTATTGTGTC